GGTTGGCCCATGGCGCGGCGCGTGATTGGCCTGTACCGGCATCGCTGGCCGCAGGGTCCAGTGGGTCGATGTAGTAGATCGTCCCGGCGACGGTGGTAGGAACCGTCTCGGGCACGGCCGGAACGGAGGCCGGCGGCGCCAGGCGCATGGCTTTGGCGATGGCCGCGCCGTACTTGGCGGCGTATTGGGCAATGCCGTTTCCATCCCCTGACACCAGGGATTGCACCGCATCCACACTCAGCGGCCCAACAGCACCCCCACCAGCAGCCGGAACGAATGCATCGGCGGCAGCGGCCACGAAGTACCGCACCGCGACGGCGCCGGCCACGACGTTGACCGTGCACGCCCGCGAGTACGGGCCGAAGGTCACGTCACCGCTGCCCAGCGTGCGGGCCGCCGCATCACCGGGGACCGGGGCGGGCGGGACAACCTGCGCCGTGCCGCTGCCGGTCAGTTCCAGCGTCGAGCCAGCCGGCAGGCTGATGGATGCGGACGAACTGGCCGCGATGGTGGTGTAGACAGGCATCACATGCCCCCTTCGCCGGGTTGAAAGTTGATAACGGCGGTCGTGCTGTCGGCCAGCACCGCCACCGTGTCGTGTTCTGGCGGCTTTTCCAGCACCACCACGGACGAAGCCGAGCCGGCCGGGCCGACTGGCGTATCTCCGTTGGTCGCCGTGATCGTGGCGCCGTCATAGCTCGCACCGATGCGGCCGGTCCTGACGTAGACCACCACCGTGCCAGCGTTCAGGAAGCGCACCGACTTCTCGCCGGGGCCGATGGTGTAGCTGGCGCTGGTCGTGGTCGCCGTCTGCTTCTGGTTTGCCCCGCGCTTCGGGCGGAACGGGCTTGCAATGGTCATGGCGTGCCTCAGGCGATGCGATACCAGGTGGAGAGGACGGCGCAGTACTTCATGCGGAAGAACGCATTGGCCGCCAGCGTGGAAGGTGCGCCGGTCACGGTCGCCCCGTTGCCGCTCACCGTGAGCGTTGTGACACTCTGCGTGGTGTTCACGACCACCTCCTGCCCATCCACCGGGGCGGCGGGCATGACGATGGTCCCGGCCGCGTAGCCGGCGACAGGCGTGAGGATCAGCCACACCCACTCACCAGCCGTGGCGGGCGCAATGGTCACGCTGAAACCGGTCGCGCTGGGCGCGTAGAACTGCTGCACCGGGCCGGCGACGGACAGCAGCGACTGCATCACCTCGGCCAGTTGCGAAAGGGACGTGCGCCGGTCAGCGCCCGCCGATGCCGAGTAGAACGGCAGCGAGTCAGCCGCAGCGGCATCGCTCTGGTTCAGCCTGTCGATGGATGCCATCGCCTAGCTCCTCAGGATGTCAAGGTCGCCGCCGCTGTTCACGGCAAGCGGGGAAGAAGAAGGCCGGTCCACGTAGGGCCGCGAGGAGCGCCACGGCTTCGCGCCAGCACCACGCGGCATCGCGGCCGGCGTCTGCATCTCGGCGGGGAACGCGGCCTGGCGCAGCAGGGCGTCATACGATGCCTTGGCGTCCTGCAGTTGCTGCGGCTTCAGTTCCTTGCCGAAACCTGATGCAAGACGCTTGGCGAGGTTGATTACCACCGTCTCGACGGCCGCAGCAGGCAGGCCAGAGTCGGTGTCTGCATCGATGGCGCCGGGGTCGCCACTGAAGGCATAGCCGAGCGTGATGCCCCGGCCCTCCCACGTGCCCAGCATCATCTCCAGCCGCCGCAGGGCCTGCTGCTGCTCCTCGGGCTCGATGTCGAACACGTGGCCAGCCAGCGCGATCTCTGCGAAGGCGTCGGCCACAAGCTGCGCCTTCGTCCACATGGTCAGACCTTCAGCGCAGCGGCGATCTTCTCGCCCAGCTTGCGGTCGGTCGTGCGGCCATCGAACGAGATGCCGAGTTCCGCCGCCTTCTGCTCCAGTTCGGCGCGGGTCGGCGGTGCGTCATCGGGCGGCACGTCATCGGAGGCCGGCTCCACCACAGGCGGCGGGGGCGGCTCGGGGTAGTCCGCGCTGGTGTTCCAGCCATCGGCTTCCGCCGTGGCTTGCTCGGCGGCATCGGCAACGACCAGATAGGCCCGCCAGCCTGAATCGGTCTGCACGTCCCGCCCTGCGCGGTACATGGCCCGGGGGTACTCGTTCATGTCGCGTCCTTGCTGTGTTGGGGGTGGGCCAGCCCGAAGGCCGGCCCTGCTTCAGCGAAGGATCACGACTGGTTGAACAGCACGATGCCGCCCATCTCGGGGTTGGTCATGCCCACGCCCCAGCGCGCATCGGCGCGGTACTTGAACTTCTTCGTGTTGATGTCGAAGAACTTGTACAGCACCACCTCGATGCCCAGCTCGGTGCTGGCGCGCATGGCCGCAGCGCCCGCGCTCATCAGGTCTTCGTCCAGGCCCTGCTTGCCGGGCAGCAGTTCGATGGCGCGGGTGTCGAAGAACGGGGCGACGTTGCCGGTCACGGTGTTCAGGAACGTGATGGCCGCACCGTTGGCAGGCGTGGCGCTGACGTTCTTGTACTCGGCCTCGGCCTGGGTCGTGCCGCCGTTGCTGATGATCGGGGGCGTGATCTGCACGTTGCCCGAGCCGCCCGAGCCGCTGATGATGGCGGTGATGCGGAAGGTCTTCAGCTGCCCGGTGTCGGCCTTGGTGATGTGGTGCAGCGCGTTCACGCCCGCGATGGTGAAGCAGTCACCCACCTTCACCGTGCCGCTGGAAACGCTGATTGCCAGCGTCTGGAAGCGGTTGTCCACGTTCTGCACTTCGCCGCTGCTGGCCGTGCTGGTGGCCTTCGGGGTGAAGTACTGGTTGGCACCGTTCACCGTCACCGTGGTCCCGGCCTTGGCGGTCAGGCTGTAGGTGTAGTCGGCCTTGTAGGTGTCGAAGCCGGACACGTTGCCCACGAAGCCGCGCTCATAGGCCGGATTGACCTTGGAGTTGGCAGAGGTCTGCGGCTTCGCCAGCGCGGATGCCATGCTGTTGTAGTCGCGGGCGTGCACGATGGCAACACGGCGCAGCGAGTCACCCACCAAGCCCTGTTCCAGCATCACCGAGTCGGCGGCAGCCAGGTCATCGAAGCCCGACGCGGCGGTCGTGCGCTTGACCACCAGCGAGCCATACAGCGAGGCGACGTTGGCGCAACTGATGTTGATCTGCGAGGCCAGGGCTTGCAGGGCGCTCGAATACTTCCGGTCGCGCTGCATCGGGTCGTTCAGGTCGTTGCCGGTCATCGCCCACGGAACGGCCTTGTTGTACCCCAGGCCCAGCGGCACCGACAGTTGGGTCACGTCGGTGAAGTTGCTGGAAATGTCGGTGCCGGCCGCGCCGTCCACTGTGGTGCTGATGTACGGCTGCGGGCGCCAGAACTGGACGCCTTGCGAGCGTTCCAGCACGACGGGGTCGAGTTGGGTCACGGTGACCTGCTTGGCGACGACGAGGGAGTCATCGAAGCCGGCCATGAGCTTGTCGAACAGGACGGTTTCCTGTTGGGAAAATGCGGTTGCCATTTGTGGCTCCTGAGAAGTGAACGAGGTAGGACGCGCCGAAATCGGCGTGGCTTTGCTCGTCCCTCAGGGCCGGACGGTGGCCGCTTACCTGCCATGTTGCGGATGGCGAATCCGGGCGCGCTGGTGCGCCATCCCCAGGCGCTCTAAGCGGCCCGCTGCTTGTTCCGCAGGTACTGGACAACCGGGGTACGGTCGCCGGTCCTTGCGGCCTGGGCTTGCAGCTTGGACAGTTGATCGTCCACCGCTGCCGCCCCGCTCACGCTGCTGCGCGGCGCCATCCGTTCAGGCGGAGTCGCGGGCTTGCGTGATGCTGTCTTCACTTGCGTCTCCAGTCGCACGATTTCGGCCACGAACTCCACCGGGTCACTGATCGCGGCCAGTTCGCGGGCCTTGCGTTCGTTGTTGCCCAGCGCGGCCACCATCAAGGCCGGCGTCTTGCATGCCCGGATCAGCAGCCCCTGCTGGGTGACGCTCAGCGTGTCCTTCACCACCTCCTCGGCGGCATCGAACCCGGGAACGCGCAGCCCCTGCGCTTGCTTGCGGTACTCGCCAAGGCGCTTGTTCCACGCTTCGGCCTGGGCCTGCTGCTGGCGCTCGATGTTGCGCTGCTGCTCCTCGGCCTTCGCCTTGCGGTCGTGCCACGCGCCAAGCTCGGCGGAGAAGCGGTCTTCGTCGAAGTCACAGCCGGCAAGCGTGGGCTTCTCGCCCACCACCACAGCAGCCGGGGCGGGCTGGGCTTGTTGCAGGCGGCTTTCAAGTTCGCGGTTCTTGCGGATCAGCTCGCGCCGGTCCTGCCGCAACTTGCGCACCCACGGCGCTTGCTGCGCCTCGTCTTCCTCGGGCGGCGCTTCGTCGCCCAGCGTCACCACCAGTTCGCCGGCTTCCTCAGTCGGCTCTTCCGCGCCCGATTCCGCCCCGCCTTCCGCCGGCTGGTCGCCTTCGGCTGTCGGTTCTTCCTGCTGGGCCTCGTCGGTCGGCAGGTCTTCGGCTTCTTGGACGACTTCAACGGTCATGGGCTTGTCTCGCAGGTTGCGGTGCGCGCATTATGCGACAAGTGTGTGAGCACTTACAAACCTTGCCCGCCTGGCGGTGTAGCAGCGCGTGCGAACTCCTGCGCCGCGTCGATGGCCTGCTGCCGGTCCTCGCGCCCGATGCCGGCCAGCGTTGCCGCCGTGTCGGCCTTCGTCTTCTGCGTCTCGGCCAGCACCTTCCCGGTGTCGGCCTTTGCCTTGACGGCCAGCGCCCGGGACTTCTCGGCCTCGGACTGCAGGTAGATTGCCTGCGGGTCGGGCTGCTGCGCCTGCGCGGCTTGCGCCATCTCCTGCGCCTCTTCCTCGGTCGGCTTGATCAGGCCCATCTTGACGCACTGCAAGTGCGCCCAATCGCGCAGCGGCTTGAGCCCTTCGCCCTCAAGGTTGGCAATCACCGACATGATCAGCGCCTGCTGCGTCTGCGGGTCTGCCGTGATGCCTGCGATGCCGGTCAAGGCGCGCACGATGGCCGAGCGTTGCGACGTGGACGATGGGCCAACATCGACCACGACATCGTGGTTCGCCTTGCTGATGTCCAGCCGCAGCACCTCGGCTTCGGTGTCCTCGTCCCACGCAGGTTCATTCAGGATCACCTGACCGGCCTGGCCGTCCACGCCAACAGACTTCGTGGGCCGCGACTCCTCGACGGCGAGGTCACGCATCATCGACAGCCAGATTTCGCCGCTGCGCTTCATGGCCTTCGCCATGTTGCTCATGTAGATGAACACTTGCATGTCCAGCCGCTGCTGCACCAGTTCCACGGCCTTGCCGCTCTGGTTCGGCTGTAGCTGTTCGCCGGCCTGCTGCGCGCCTAGAAGGTCGGTCAGCGCCTGCTGCGCGAACTGCATCAGCGCGCCCATCGCAGGCGGCACGCTCGGCGCCTTGGTGTACGCGGTCGGTCCGACTGCCACAGGCTGGCCGTTCGCGTCCGTGGTCGGGTTGATCAGCAGGTAGGGATACCGCTTGATGTTGTCCTCGGCCCACATCGTCGTGTGCCCGGCGATCTGCTCGGGCGTGAGGATGGGCTTTTCCACATCGAAGCGCGCCGTGATTTCGGCCAGCCACGACATCAGCGAGTTCACCAGGCGTTGCGCGTCCTTCGCCAGCCGCACGTGGCCCATGCACCGCTCCACGCCATCCACCACCCACCGCTTGCCGTACACCGGAACGATGGGGATGTGGCGCCCGGCGATCAGGCCGCAGTCCTCAAGGATGCCGCCGCCGCTCATCAGGTACTTGTGCACCCGCTTGCGCTTCAGCGTCTTCTGGCGCACCTCGCGGAAGCCCGTGGCGGCCAGTTCGGCGGCCATGTCCTCGTCGTCCGCAAGCTGCGAATCCGTCACCTCCAGATCATCGGCACCTTCCACCGCGCCCCGGTAGTAGTGCACCACTTCGGGCGCGTCCTCGATCACGTAGTACTCGGCCACCCACACGAACCGGGGCGTTGCCCAATCGAACTCCGACTGTTTCACCGCCTTGGGCCAGGTCGCCGGATCGTCGCTGAACCGGTCCTTGTAGTCCTCGACGGTGTACGGCGTCAGCACCCAGGCCCGGGTGGCGTCGGCCTTGTCCTGGCGCTTGGCGCCCAGGTCGAAGAACACGCACGAATCAGCGTCATAGATCGGCTCCATGACGATGCGCTGGCGTTCGTTGTCTTCGTCTTCGTCGTCCTCGGGGATGGCCCGCACGCGCCATGCGCCGAACCCACCGCCGACAGCCTCCTCGAAGGCGTTGTCGTATGCCTCGTTGGCGCTACAGTCCTGTTCCCCGGCCCGGTACAGCCCATCGCAGGCGTCTGCCAGTTCGTCGGGGCCGCCGTCCTTCGCTTGGAAGTCAACCGTGATGCGGTTGTTGCGGTACTCGTTGAAGATGCGGATCAGGGCGAGGTGCACCTGATTGAACTCGAACTTCGGCCGGGCGTCCCACTGTTCGGCAAGCGGCCCCTCCCACTGCGCGCCGGTCACGCTGTAGAAGCGGCGGTCTTGCAGTGACTGCAAGCGTTCGTCCCGAAGCGCGCCCTGCACGCAGTTGAACTCTTGCAGCGCGTCGGCGTGCACCTTCTCCCACCGCTGGGCCTTCGTCAGTCGTGCCATTCACTCACCCTCGGGTGTCGTGAGCGGCCGGCGGCTCGGTGTACTCGGCTGGCCCTTGACAGGCCGGGTGCCCGATTGTAGGCAGTGCGGCGGGCTGGCGCTACTTCCGCCACGCCGAAGCGATGGGCACCACGTGCACGGGCGGGTGCTTCTTCGCCTTGCCCAGCATGTCGGCCCCCGCGCCAAGGTTCGCCAGCGTGTCCACGCCATCATCAGGCGAGCCGGCGGGGAACACCAGGCACTGCCGCTGCAGTTCCGCCACCCACGCAGCACGCGGCCACCAGACGCGGCCCATGCCGTGCAGCGCAATGATGCCCTGCGCCTTCGTCGGCTTGTCGCCAATCTCGGGCAACCATTCCAGCGCGCACGGTGCCTCGCGGTCGCTCATGCGCTGCCGGATGCGCCCCTCAGTGGCCCTGCGAATCTGCCCGGTGCGCCCGAACCAGCGCAGCGGCTTCCACCTGACGATCATGTCAACCATGCGCTCGATCCAGATTTCCGGCCCGGTCTGGCCGCGCCACCAGTCCAGCAGGTAGACCGAGCCGTCATCCGCCACCCCGGCGATGCCGTGTTCCGTCCAGTCGCCGCCATCCGGTGTCACCGCGTGGTCGCTGGCCGCGATGATGCGCAGCCCGTCAGGCGCCCGGTCGTATGTCGCCATGTCGTCAGCGCGGAACAGGATGCCCTCTGCCGGCGCCGGGCGCTGCTGGTACAGGCTCGACCACGTGCGCCGGTTCTGCCTGAACTGGTTCCAGTGCCGGGCGTCGAACCACTCTGGCCACAGCATGTCCCCGATCCTGCGGCGCAGCGGGTCGCTTGTCGTCTCGCACTCGGCCTGCAGGCACAGCACGCGCCAGACGTTGCCGTCCCTGCACTGGATGTCTCCCGACTCGCCAGCCCAGCCATCGGGCAGGATGCGCCCGGCGATGTCGTCCTCGTGCCAGCGCGTCTGGATGATCACCACCCAGCCGCCCGGGATCAAGCGCGTCAGCAAGTCGTCTTCGTAGGCGGCAAAGGTCTTGTCCCGGATGGTCTGGCTGTCGGCTTCCTCGCGCCCCTTGATCGGGTCATCGATCACGATCCCGTGCGCCCGGTTGCCCGTGATGCCGGCCAGGATGCCGCAGGCCAGGTACTCGCTGCCGTTCGTCAGGCCGAACTCGTCAGCCGCCCGGCTGTCGTCCCCGATCTGCGCCTGAAGGATGGCCGTTGACTCGGCAGAACGCAGAAGCTGCCGCGTCCGCCGCCCGTGCCGCCGGGCCAGGTCGCCACCGTAGCTCGCCAGGATCACGCGCCGGTCTGGCTGTGTGCCCAAGTACCAAGATGGTGCAACCACCGTCGCATAGGTCGATTTCGCGGACCCAGGCGGCGCCATGATCATCAGCCGGCCGTGCCGCGTCTGCATGCACCGCTGCATCTCGCCCAGGATCAGCCGGTGGTGCTCTGCCTGCGCGCTTTCGATCAGCGGAATGCGCGATGACTCGTCTGCGTCCTGCATGGGCGAGCCGGGCACGGGCACGCGCCGGGCGTATTCCACCAGATCGCGGCGGGCCAGCTCGCGGGACAGTTCGGCGCCGAGTTCAGCCAGCAACGCCACCCCCCAGCTTCGCCAGCGCCGCCCTGATCTCGTCCGTGCTGAGTTCAGCCAGCGGGCGCTCTGACTTGATCGGCGGCAGGTCGTCCGCACCGCCTACCGCCACCTTGTCGCCGTAGACCTTCGGCAGCCACCGCGCAATCAGCCACTTGCGCGTGTCGATCTGCAGTTTCCGGTGCGCCGTCATGTCTTCCTGCCTCACCTCAATCGCACCATCGGCCTTCGTCGTGCGCACTTCGCCAAGGTGCGGCGTGTCGGCAATCGCCAGCGCCTGATCGGCCAGCGCATGACAGCCGGCTTCACGCGCGCGCGCGACATTGGCCGAATGCTCGGGGATGTCAACCTCCCATCGCTTCGCCGTCGAGTACGGGACGCCAAGCGCCTCGCAGATCGACAGCAGCGAGTGCCCCTCAGACAGCCCGGCGCAGATCATCTCTCCGTGCCAGTCGGTGTACGTACTCTCTCGGCTCATGCCGTCACCTCGTCAATCCAGTCAACCGTGCGGTCGCACTGTTCTGCGCTACGTGAGCGCGCACTGACATTGTCTGCTGCTTTCCTGATGCGCGGCTTCGGCTTGATCAGCCCGGCCTTGCGTGCGCACTTCGGGCCGATCATGCGGGGGCCGTTGCGCCCCTCCAGGGCCACGGCGGGCGCTGTCAGGGGGCGGTCGCACAGGATGCAGCGCATGGCCTACAGCACCCGGTAGTTCTTCAGCGGCACCCACTGGCCGGGCGTCGGTTCGATCATGCAGCCCTGCACCGGGCCCCAGTCGTGGCGGAAGCCCATCAGCCTGGCCTGGCTCTCGCAGCTGTAGGCCTGGAAGATGTACGGGCCGCCCAGGCAGACGACCATCAGCACGTAGATGAGCACGGTCACGGGGTCGATCTTCTTGAGCATGGGGTTCCTCTCGTTCAGCGCAGCCAGCCGGGCGCGTCGTGCACCTTCGGCGCTTGGCCAGCGCCGCCAGCGCGCTGCACGGCCAGGAACCAGCGACATGCCCCACGCGCATCACGTGTCTCGGTGCTGAAGTCTCGGGTGTCGCGCCCGACTGCAGGCGCCAGCGCGCGGGCGCATACGTCGGCCTGGGCACACGGCTCCTGCCGCGTCGAAGGGCAGCGGGCCACGCTGGCCGGCGGGTGGACGATGGGCGGCTTCATGC